TCTCAGCGGCAACCGATCCCTCCAACAGTTTCTCAACTGCGATGACTTTCTTCTTAACTCGCGGTAGGAACTTGGATGCTATTGCCATATTATGCTGTTATCCCCAGAGTTTTGATCTTGTGCCCTGAACGGAAAGCAGTAGCACTAAACGAAGGAACATCTGTTCCACCACCAGAAGAAGTTGATCCCTGCAGTGCTGTTTGTTGTGCTTCCTGTGCCTGAACAACTGCCTGAACCGATGTGCCACCTCTCTTCACTGGTTGGCCAACCACTGGTTTTGGTTTTGATGCTGTCATCGTGGGAGCACTAGAACCACCCGCTTCCTTCCTGATCATCTGAAGGATATTAGTGCTCGATGACGTTGAAGGTGACGAAGAAACTGAAGAGGCAGAGGAGGAGGAAGATGGTGGTGATACTGAAGACGCAACTGAAGAGGCAGAGGAGGAGGAAGATGATGGTGATACTGAAGACGCAACTAAACCACTTCCAGGAGCGGTATAGTTTGGATCTCCCATATACTTTTTAAACTTTGCTTCTCTATCAGCAAGTCCGTTATATCCGCCATTGATATTCCTAGTTACAGTTCTTACATCACCTTTCCTTGCTGCTTCACGATTAACTCGCTCATTCCAATATCCAACAGCAACTGCGGCAGCAATATCTGGTCTCTTTGCCAGTTCTGGTTGACCTTCCAGATCAAATCCAAGTTTATTCCCATAGTGTCTATAATTTGCACGTCCAGTCAGTTGAATATATCCACGTCCTTTATATCTCTTACCATCACCAGGTTGAGTATTGCCAAGATCAGACCTTCCCTCATAATTTGATCCGTCGTGGATTTCCTCATCATATCTAAAGTTGCCACTTTCATGTGCCATCTGAGCAAGGAACATCGCTCTCTCAGTTTGATCCGTATATCCTGCTTTATCCATCGCAGCCTTCAAAGAAGACTCATTAAATCCTCCACCACCTCCACTAGATGTTTCTTCTTTCTTCTCTTTAGTATCAGCAGCACCTTCCATGCCCTCCTGTACTCCACTGAAGAAATCTGATATACCCTTTCCTAAACCAGCGAAGAATTGTGTTCCACCACCTTCCGTTCTATTTTTAGCCCCTGAACCTCTTTTATTCTTAGTTTTGTTTCTACCGCCAGGTTCTTCTTTATCTGGAACTTCTCCACCACCACTAGCATACATTACATTATTAGTAATCGTTGGGCGGTTGGTTCCACCACCCATGGCATTCATACCTGCTAGAGTATCTGCTCCATACTGTTGAACAGCACCTCGACTCATCACAAATTCTCCAGGTGCCAGCATAGCAGGCACAGTGTCTTTGTTGGGTCCAGAACCAGGAACAACACCACCACCCTGCATGGCAACTGGTTTTGCTGGTGCCTGTCCCGATCCTGGTTCAGGTGCTTTCTTTAATTGTTCACTTTTTTCTTCTAAAGGTTTTATATCTTCACTAGAAACAGCGTCTGCTGTCTCTGCCCCATCTAACTTTCCAGTCTCACTCTCAACATCCTTTAGATCTTTATTTGCTGCGTCTGCGTCTTTCTCTGTTTGCTGTCCAAATCCAAAGAGTTGCTTCGTAGCACTGATCAACTTTGGTAGGAATCCAATAATCAAAGCACCCAACATGATAACAAATCCAGCAGGACCAAATATCATAGGCATAAACAGAAGAAGACCACCAACAATTGCTGGCCAAAAGTCACTCAAGAAACGGAAAACAGTTTTTACTTTCTCACTATTTTTATCGTCCTGGAACCAATCAAATAAAGTTATTACAATCTTTCCAGCGACAAGTGCCATGAGACCTTGTATCAACTTGTCAAACATATTTGTGACAGGTGCGAGCATCTTCTCACCCTGCTTCTTAATAGCCTTGAGAGATTTCTCAAGACCACTCTCCTTCATCTTTCTCTTTTTATTTTCTTTCCTCTTTCTATCGTCTGCGTCTAACTTATCCTTTGCTGCCTGTTCTTTTCTAAGAGCCTCAAGAATATTGTCTAGAGAATCAAGGATCGCAGTCTCTTCCGTTGGTAGTTTGCTACCAATATCATCACCACTAATTCTCTTAAACTGAAGATCAGCAATCTTTTTCAGTCTTGTAATCTTCTCAGCATTTATTGCTATCGCCTGTTTATTTCCTCTTACGATGCCTGCGAGTTTACCCGTCGCACTTGTTCCGCCATATGGACCACCACCTACTTTACCCAAAGAAGAACCACCAACATCCCTACCCATGAGTTTGGATGCTGAAATAGTTTTAGTTTGTCCCTCTAGGGTTTCAACCGCCATTGCCTTTTCTTTGCTGCTCCTTTAGTCGTTCTTCTTCAAGATGCTGTTGGAGAAGTCCAACATAGATGTCTCGTTCCCAAGGCATCATATTTTCAATCTCACTTAAAGAATATTTATGGTACTGCATCAAGGCAAAGTTAAGTCTAAAGTAACTCTCCAGATCCATGTGGAGCATCGCTATCCGAAAAAAGCTGCTAAGCCCTCAAGTACGACCTCATTATTCTTCTTAGTCTTGGGATTCTTGACGTTCAATGTGTGTGAGAGTTTGGGCATTGTCTCAAAGAACTGCTCAATCTCTTTGAACTGACTAGAGTTCATGGACTCAAGGAACTCGTTAATCTCTTTCTTGGTACAGTCCGCTGCTGCCCACACTTCATCTTCTGTGAAAATCTTGTCAACACAAGAAGCAATCAATTCAAATGATTGATCCATTGCATTGCCGCCTTCCTTAAAGTCAAAGTTGCTCTTGATGAATTGATCCAAGGATGGATATCTCATCTCCATCATCAAACTATTGTCCAGTTTGATTCTCTTGGTGTGCTTTTCATTCTTCTGAACCTCAATGTCATCCAGGTTGATCGTAACCTTGACTTGAGTTTCATCATCATCTGGGCAGGTAATATTAACCTCAATCTCCTCACCCACGGACTTACCGCGAATGTTGAGGAAGAGATATTCGATATCAAACGTAGGCAGATCCTCTACCTTGATGCCCTTGGTGAGGACACAGTTACGGATGACGTTGCGAATAGCAGTCGTGATTTGCTTTGTGTCTTCACTCTCCAAAGCAATCACAAGAAGTTTTTCTTCTTTTACAAGAAAGGGTCTGTAGTTTACCGTCTCTCCAGTTGATGGCAACTCAAGTTCATAAGACGGCGTAGAAATCTTTGGTAAGGGCATAATAACCTATAGAGTTTTTCAGTGTGATTATTTATTACTAGAAAAGGAACTGTGCAGCAGCGCCAACTATTGGAGGTAAGAACTGACTTGCATTCTGAAGAGCTTGTTCAGCAATACTCAAGTTGCGTTGAGGATCAAAACGACCACTAATATCAGCAGGAGGAGCAATTCTTTGTGGTCTATCAATATAGTATCTCATGTAAGTCATGGATACTGTGCATTTCAAAAGACTAGATGCGTCATAAGAAACGGGCATTGAGTTGATACTAATTGGATATGCTTTTACAAATCCATATGTAAGGGAAGTTGCCTGTTGTCCTCTCCTCACTGCCTCCTCTCTAGATGTAGTAGCGGGTGAACTTCTCTCAAACTTAGTGATCTTTAGACCATCAACAGCATAGTCATCCCTATACTTTGCTCTGTAATAAGAGGAGGTGTTTCTAGTGTCACCCTCATCAAATCCAACAATCCAATCTATCCATGCCTCAAAGAAACGAATGGGCATGTAGTTGGCAGCATCAACATAGAATGTAAAGTCAAGTCGGTCATCAAAAATTCTTCTGTAAGCATGTCTCTCAGTTACACCAGTGTGGTCATTGGTGAGTTCTAATGTTGCGAGGTTAGATCCTGGAAGGGACACTTCGCTACACATCAGATTTAACTGATCTTGCTCAAAACGAACACCAAACTTACTGAGAGAACTTTGTCCTCCCTGTGTGCCCCCTGCCTTGAAGGGACTATCCATCGCAATCTCAAAGTGAGATGTTAATGCTGGTTTTAGCAGAGTCCTTTTGAGATCTGCTACATTCTTTCCAGAAGCCATTTATAAATAATTTTTGACCTTATATATTATGTATGGGAGAAAGCATCAAGAGTAAATATCAACCTTCATATCCAAGGAAATATAAGGGTGATCCAAATAATATTATCTGTCGTAGCAGTTGGGAAAGAAAGTTTTGCCGATGGTGTGATCTGAATGAAAGTATTTTGGAGTGGGGTAGTGAGGAATTTTGGATTCCATACCTGTCACCTGTAGACAATAGAGTTCATCGTTACTTTCCTGACTTTATTATAAAGGTAAAGGAGAGCGCAGGTCAAGTCAAAACATATGTGGTTGAAGTCAAACCAAAGAAACAAACTCAACCACCAAAGAAACCTAAGAGACAAACCAAGTCATACATCTATGAATGTAAGACGTATGCTGTGAACCAAGCAAAGTGGAAAGCAGCAGTTGAGTTTTGTAAGGATCACATGATACAGTTTAAAGTAATCACCGAAGATGAACTGGGGATCAAATGAATCGCTTTGAAGACAATCAAATCAACAATAGCACGAATGATCCTGAAGAGATGATGATGCAGATTATGGATCTCCTCAGTGGTACGGTCACACCAATCCCTGATGTGGGTGGATTTTATACCTTTATATACAATGCTAAAACTCCTAACATCAGTTATGATCAACATCCACTGATTGCCTGTACTGAAGTTTTGCGTTGGGGGTTCAGAGGAATCAATCTTCACCTGAGAAAATCAAGGCAGTATA